CTACTAACACATCTTGTTTATGACTTATCACAAATACATTCTCACCTTCTAATGTGTTTAATATTTTTAGGAACTCATCTGTTCCTGAACTATCTAATGAACTATCAAATATTTCATCTAGTATTAATAGATTTGTATTTGTAGAGTTTTTTAGTTTAGCAATTTCACGCCATGTAAATAGTATTGCTAAATCTATTCTTAACTTCTCACCCTCACTAAATGAATGATAGTTAAATTCGTCTCTGTGTCTAGATTTAATTGTTTCGTTAAATTCTTCATCTAAACTAAAATTAACAAAGAAGTCCATACTAGCCAAGTTCTTATTAATAAACTGATTCATTATTGGTAAGTATTGTTTAATGATTTTAGTTTTAATGCCTGTATCTTGCATAAGATGTCTAGCGGTATCTATGTAAACCATTTCTTCTTTTTGTGATATCTTATCTTTCTCTAAACCTGTCAACTGTTCTTGTAACTGATTTAATTCACCTGTCTGAACAGCCGTCGATTGATTTTCATTTGATAAACTATCTATTTCGTTTTGTATTTTTTCTTTTTGTTTTTTGATTTCAGTTATAGATGTTTCAAAACGATTTATCAATAACTCTTTTTCTCTTATTAAGACCATTGTCTTATTGACATTATCAAGCTTCATCTCGGTAGTTTTGATTTCTTTTTCAATCTGACCTAATGCTGAATCTAACTCTACAACTTTATCTTTCTTTTTATCAATCATTGTTGTTTTAAATGCATTATCGATTACTTGTTGACAGGTAGGACAATCATCATGTGATTCAAAGAATCTTAAATCTTTCTTATGTTTGTTACAAGTGTTTTCTAACTTTGCTTCCATTGTGTGTAATTTTTGATGTTTAGCATTTATCTTTGTGGCATCTAGTATTTCTTTTTGTAAACCAGCAATCTCTGTTCTAACTTTTCTAATATCTTCTTCATAGTTTTCTATATCAACATCTGATTTTTCTACTTCTAACTTTTTAGAATCTACTAGGTCTTTACTTCGATTACCTATATCATCAATATACTTTTTCTTATCGTCAATCTTACTATCTACCATTTGATAATTGAAATCTGTTTGTTTGATTATCTCATCTTGTGATTTTTGTTTTTCTCTAAACAGTAAGTTCATCTTAGAGAAGATTTCAATATCTAATATTTCTTCTACTACTTGTCGTCTATGTCTTGCTCTTAATTGCATGAATGGTACAAACGAAGCATTACCTAATATTACAACCTGTGTAAATGATCTAAAGTTTAATTTAAGTATTACTGATTCTAAATGTTTTTGATAATCTCTTTGAGCTGCATCTTGATTTAACATATCACCATTACACCATATCTCAAATATGTTAGGCTTGATACCTCTTATAATCTTGTAATCTTTTTTACCTATTGTAAACTCTACTTCAACAACACATTCTTTTTCATTAATAGAGTTTATCAATTGATCTTTCTTGATTGCTCTAAATGCTCTTTGAAATAAACCAAAACATAAAGCATCTAACATAGTAGATTTACCTGCACCATTTTCACCAACAACTAATGTGGCATTTGATTTGTTTAAATCTACTTCTATGAACTGTTGTCCTGTTGATAGAAAGTTCTTATATCTTACTTTTTTAAATACTATCATCTTTTATATCACTATCCTGTGCCTCAATAAACTTTTCTTTTATCATAACTTTTAGTTTCTCTTTATCTAAATCAACAGGCAACTGATCTACATAATTATTAACAAGCGTAATTGTATCTTCAGATCCTTCAACAACATCATCGCTGACATTGGTATGATTAAGATCAGAATAATCTTCTAGTATTTTAAGCTCATGTACACTTATCTTATTATATAATCTATCAAGTAGTCTATCAAACATTTGATTATCTTTTTTACTAACAACAACTAACTTAATAAACTTTTGATTGTAGTCTGATATATCCATCTTATCATAATTTGTTTCAGTATCATTGTACATTAACTTTTTAAATATGATATGTGGATTAGGAACAAACTCAACTTCTCTTGTTTCAGTATCTAATACATGAAATCCTTTTTGATTGTTATAGTCTGACCATGTCATTTCATATTGACTACCTAAATAGAATACTTGACCATCATCATTCTTATGGTGAAAATGACCACTATATGTTGTTTCAAATCGTGATACAATCTTCTTATCGTAACCATGTGTTTGCACTATTGAGTCCATCATTCTAAATCCATTTAAATCAAAGTGGCCCATACATATGTCGGCTTCTGCTGTGTTCAAAGTATTTAAAGAATCTGCTTCGTTCTCTGGATTAATCCAAGGCATCATTAGTATTTTTAGACCATCAAAGTCTACTACTTTAGGTTCTTCATATATCCAAGGCTCATTAACACCATCAGGTGCTGTGCATAACTCTTTTATGGCATTTACTTTGTTTGTGTTTCGATAGTATATATCGTGATTGCCGATAATGACATGAGTGTCTATCTTTTCATCCCATAGTCGTTGCATAAACTTGTTTCTAAAGTTATGAGCAATCCTAAAGTTAATAAACTTTCTTCTGTCTACGACATCGCCTAAATGAATAAGCGTTTTGATGTTGTGTTCTTTTAGATAAGGAAAGAATATCTCATCATAGAACTTATGGAAGAAATCATCAAATATAAGACTATCGTTTCTGGCACCGAAATGGGTGTCGTTCAATAAGGCTATTTTCATAATATATTATTTTTTAGTTTCTTTTTTCTTATCTTCTGGTAGTTCTTCTCTACTATTTCTTCTTAAAAAATCTAACATTTGACTTTGATACTGTGTATCATCGCCTTCCATTGAGTCCATCATGTTTTCAATACCGAAGTTCTGAATCATTTTTTGTTTAACATGTTTTTGCTTTTTCTCTTTCTGAATTCTACGAATAAATGCATAGTATATAATCTGTGTAAAGTATGCAAATGGATTCTTACTTTTTTCGGGGTCAAAGTTGTCCATGTATTGTAGACAATTCTCTATACCATCTGAAATCATATCATCTCGATATGTATAGTTGATAAAGTTAGGTCTATAAGATAAGTGATTTGCAATTTTTAGAAAACATTCACCAATGTAATTTGTAACATCTGGCTTACTTTCTTTTTGTTCTTCAGCATTAGTACATCTTGCTCTGTACTCAATCATCGCCTCTAGAAACTTTTTATTGTCAACGTAATGAGGTTTGTGTGCTTTTGTTTTCATAATATTTTTCAACTTTCTTTAATGTATTGTAACACAGTTTCTGGTAAAATGCAAGCATATCAATTAATTATTTTAGTGTGCTTGACATTGATAGGAATATGTGTATAATCGACTATGTAGTCGCTTTGGGATGGGTTAAGCTTAGTGTACTGTTTTAGTATCTAACCCCTCAAACGCATCCTCTGTTCTTTCTTCATCTAACTGTGCTTCCATCTCATCTGCAAGCTGCATTATTCTTTCTATTTCAGCAGGAGAATAAACTGCTTTTGTTTTCACACTTGCGAGTTTATGTAATACAACTTCGTAATAGTTTGCTAATTCTTTTGCTGCCTTAGATATAACAACTACTTTTTCTTTTGGTATTACAAATAATTTATCCTCTGTAAAAGGTATCCATGGTGATAATACCGAATCTTCTTTTACTCCGTCACTTGTAATTCTAGGTGTTGTTTTTAATTCTAATGGATTGTGTATTCTTAAAAAGTCTTTGTCTATTGATATGCTACCGACAAGTGTGCTACCATCAGACAAGCGAACTATTCGGTAATCAACTACATTAGCATTAGGTTGTTCTATTAATTTATCCATATAACTATTTATCTATTCCTTCAAGTCGATATTGTGTATCTCATACTCAAATTCTTCCTCGGTATAAATGTTTATCCTTTCTTGGAAATGTTTTAGTGTAAAGTTTTCTTTTGATTTATAAGTTAGATTATCTGCTATATCATACAATGTCGCATTAACCTTATTGTCGCCTAATCTTAACCCACGGCCAATAGACTGTAGGTTTCTTATTCTACTTTTAGATGGACTAGCAAATATAATATTGTGTAAGTTTTTAATATTAACACCAGTAGAGAATGTACCATAACTTGCAACGATAACAGCATTCTTTTCTTTTTCTACTATACCTC